GCATTTAGTCATCCAGAGCATTGCTGTGATTGTCACATAGAAAGAAAATCCCTTTCTGATTTTATCAGCACAATTAGTGGCGGTTACGACAGGTTTATTAAGGAACTAGAAAGGGCGAAAGATAATAATGCATATATGGTTGTTTTGGTTGAGGAAAGCCTAACTAACGCTTTAAGCTTTCAATATCTTCCACATATATCAAAAAAGATAAGAGCAACGCCAGAATTTATTTTTCATAGAGTTAGAGATCTAATTCAAGAATACCCAAACGTTCAATTCCTTTTTGTCAATGGGAGAAAAGAATCGTCAAGAATCGTTGAGCTTATTTTTACGTGTGGTTGCGCTTATAAGAAAATAGACCTACAATTAGCTTACGACACAAAGGCATTATAATGTGGTACTGTCCAGACAAATACAAAAAAGAAATTCCTAATATAAATAAAGACCTTTATAAAATTGAAGGCTTTTTACACGATAAGGAAGCTAAGATATCTTTGGCTAAATTTTTGAGGAGCAACTTGGGGTTTACCACCGAGCTTCTTTCAGGCATCAAGCTATCGCCCTATCAAGAAATTACTTTAAAGGGTTTTTTCAATAGAAACTTTTCCATGTGTGTTTGGGGGCGTGGTTGCGGTAAGTCTTTCATAGCTGCCGTTTATTGTTTTTTACAATGCATTTTCGAGCCGAATACCAAGATATTAATAGCAGGCCCAACATTCAGAACAGCTAGGTTTATTTTTTCAAATTTAGAAAAGTTTGTTGACTCTAAGGGGGCAGAGTTACTTAAGCAGTGCTTCGGTGCAAAATCTAAAAGAAATGATCAGTTTGAGTGGTCAATCAACGGGGGAACAATTACGGCGATTCCTTTAAGTGGAGAAAAAATCCGCGGTTTCCGAGCTAATGTTTTAGTTCTGGATGAGTTTTTGCTTCTTCCAGAAGAAACAATTAAAACTGTCCTGATGCCATTCTTGGTTGCACCACAAGACATGGCAGACAGAATTAGAATTAGAGAAATGGAAGATAAGCTAATTAAGAAGGGGGCAATGAAAGAAGAACAAAGAATGAAATTTAGAAACAATTCTAAAATGATAGCCCTTTCTTCCGCCTCTTACACTTTCGAAAATTTATATAAAACTTATCAAGAGTGGATGGCGAAAATTTATTCTAAAGAAGAATTAGACGCTAATTATTTTATATCACAAATGGGTTACCAGTCCCTCCCGGAAGAAATGATTGATACAACGATTATTGAAGAAGCCCAAAACGGAGGGCAAAGTCATTCGAGTTTCCAGCGCGAGTATTGTGCTCAATTTACGGATGGTAGTGATAGTTATTTCAGCGCAAAGAAAATGCACGAATGCACCATACCGAACGGAGAATGTCCAACAACTAGAATAAAAGGTAAGTCTGGCACAAAATATATTCTTGGGATTGACCCATCATTTTCTAATAGCCCAACATCAGACTATTTTGCCATGTCTATACTGGAGCTAGATGACGAATCTAAGTCGGGCACATTAGTGCACAGCTATGCTGTTGCGGGGGGAAACTTAAAAGACCACATAAGATATTTACATTATCTAGTAAAGAATTTTAATTTTGAAATGATTATAATTGATAATGCTGGTTACCAATTTATTGATGGAGCAGTAGAGTCTAAAGACTTTAAAGCAACAAGCATAAAGTTGCAATTCTTAGATTTTGATAGCAATAAAGAAGGGGAAGATTACAACAAGGAATTAAGAAAATTAAAAAACTCTTTAAATAAAGAATCTGGAAAAATTGTATTCAAACAAAACTTTACATCTGACTTTATTCGCAGAGCCAACGAACATCTTCAAAGCTGTATAGATCATAAAAAAATATGGTTTGCTTCCAGAACAACCGCGAACGGAGGGGAATTTGAGAGAGCCTCAAATACTCATGTAAACTTAAAACAAGTCGGAGAAGATTCCACATTAGACTTAATAGAACATCAAGACGAAATGATTTACCAAACTAAGAAACAGTGCGCTCTTGTTGAGGTTAAAAGTACCGCAAAAGGATCTCAGACATTTGATTTACCCCAACACTTAAAGCGCTCCACAAGTGCAAATAAAGCCAGAAAAGATAATTATACAACTTTAATGTTGGCAAATTGGGCAACTAAGGTATATTACGATACACAGAATATACACATTGAGAATATAAGTTCGACATTTGAGCCTAAAATATTCAGATAGGGTGTAATATACAACATAAAATGAAGAAGCAATTTACAAAATCAGCTAAACAAGCTAAAAATTTAAAACCTAAAAGCGAAAGTGTAGCCAAAGAGGAAAAAAAGCCCACTAAGACTACTACTCGGAGAAAGAAGCTTAATACGCTTGATGACATTACCCCAATATCTGCTTCCCTAAACGAATCGCTTGGAGCGGATGCGACGAGAAGAAATAAAGCTGGGTCAATAGAAAGAACCAATAGATTCAGCAATATTGATGATGGGTTAATTCCCTTTAAGCATAGCGGCACCTACCAAAAACAAACGAATATACAAATAAAGGATGCCGTAATTCTTTGTCAGAAGGCGTATTACAATTACGCAATGTTTAGAAATGTTATTGATTTAATGACAGAGTTTTCTTCAAGCCCCGTTTACTTTAAAGGCGGAAGCAAAAAGTCCAGACAGTTTCTGGAAGCTTATTTTAGAAAAATAAACCTTTGGGCCTTTCAAGAAAAATTCTTCAGAGAGTACTATAGGTCTGGTAATGTTTTTATTTATAGATTTGATGCAACACTACAAAATCAAGATCTTAAAAAAATAACAAAAACTTTTGGATCTCTGGGTGCTTTAGCGGGCAATTCAGAGATACCGATCAGATACATGATATTAAATCCGGCAGATATTACGATGCATGGAAATATTTCTTTTAGTGATGGAGCCTATTTTAAAGTAGTTACAGACTACGAGCTACAAAGACTTAAAGACCCACAAACAGAAGAGGACGAGCAGGTTTTTGAAAATTTGCCACAAGAAACAAAAGACCAATTAAAAAGTAATCAAGTTAACAGTTTAAGCCTACCTTTGTCTCCAGATAAAGTTTCTGCAGTTTTTTATAAAAAACAAGATTACGAACCATTTGCTGTCCCAATGGGTTATCCAGTTTTAGAGGACATTAACTGGAAAGCAGAAATGAAAAAAATGGACATGGCAATAACAAGAACTATGCAACAAGCGATTCTTCTTGTTACAATGGGGTCCGAGCCCGACAAGGGGGGAATAAACCAAAAAAACCTAACCGCTATGCAAAAGATTTTCGACAATGAATCCGTTGGTAGGGTTCTTATTGCGGACTACACGACTAAAGCTGAATTTGTTATCCCGGATATTGGCAGTCTACTTGATCCTAAAAAATACGCAGTTGTAAACGAAGACATTAAGCAGGGGTTAAACCACATACTTGTTGGTGACGAAAAATTTGCTAATTCAAATATCAAAGTTAAAGTTTTCATTGAAAGGTTAAGACAAGCAAGGGAAGCTTTTTTAAATGAATTCTTAATGCAGGAAGTAAAAAGGATTTGCAAAAACTTAGGATTTAAAAATTATCCAACTCCCGTTTTTGAAGATATAGATATCAAAGACGCAGACACATATACAAGAGTTTATACAAGAATGGTTGAACTTGGGATTCTCACGCCAGAGGAAGCCTTAAGAGCTATTGAAACTGGAAAATTACCAGAAGCACGAGACTCGGTTGAATCTCAAGAAAAATTTAAACAATACAGAGAGCAGGGCCTGTACGAACCAATAATTGGTGGAGGAGGCAAGGAAGAGACCCCAAAAGAAAACGGAAGACCACAAGGGACAGGCACGCCCCAAACAACCAAAAAAGTCAAACCGGTAGGAACAGGTCAGGGGTATGCATTTGTATTAGAATCAATAAAAAAGAATATGGTTCTAGCTCAGAAATTAGAATCAGAAGTTTGTTCTAAAATGAGAGAAATCAACAAAGTAAAAAGAATGAGCAAAAAACAAAAAATGGTTGCTTCAGATATCTGCGAGGTAATTATGGCTAACGAATTGCCTCAAAGTTGGATTTCTAAAGCGGGAGAATATTGCGAAGAACCCAAAGACAAAAACTTAGACAGAGTAAAACAAATTCAAGAGTTGGCTTGCAAACATCAAGTCGACAACTATGTAGCAACGATATTGTTTGCTAGCAAAAAAGGAAAATAATTATGGAAGAAGAAATAAATATACCTATGCCCAATAATGAAGAAGAGAATTCTAATGACGTAGTAAAGGGAATCTACGGAGACTCGGTTGACGTAAATATGCCAAACATACCGATACCAATTGCTCCAGAGCCCAAAGAAGAAAAAAATAAAGACAAGTGTGATGTATCTTTTAAATTTGCTTTCGTTGGTGCTGGACAAGGCGGGTCAAGAATTGCAGAAGCATTTCATAATTTGGGGTACAGAAAATTATCTGCCATAAACACGGCTCAACAGGACTTAAACACAATAGAGCTTATTGAAAATAAACTTTGCATAGGGGAGGGTGGAGCGGGAAAAAACCCAGAAGTTGCTTCAAAAGCTTATGCAAAAAGCAAAGAAGATGTTTTAGATTTTTTACGTTTTTCATTTGGTGAAGATTATGACAGAATTTTTGTTTGTGCTGGCGCTGGAGGCGGAACAGGAGCGGGTTCAGTTGTTCCCCTTGTTCATACGGTAAGGGAACTAAACGGAATAGTAAACGCCCCAACAACAAAGGTCGGAGTTATACTTGCGTTACCAAAAGTTTCCGAGGGGAAGAAAGTAAATGAAAACGCTTACAACACCCTAAATCAAGCTTATCAACTCGTTGAAGAGGGATTAATTTCTCCCTTGATTATTTTAGATAACGAAAAAATAAACAAACTTTATCCCGGCTTGGCTGTTGCTCCATTTTGGCAAACTGCCAATAATAGCATTGCTGGACTATTTCATTTGTTTAATTTAGTATCAGCAAAAGATAGTTCATACTCATCTTTTGATCCCAACGATTATAAAACTATTCTAGACTCAGGACTTATTGTTTTAGGAGCCGCAACCATACCGGATTGGAAAAACCCAATGAGTATTACAAAAACCGTAAGAGATAATGTCGCCGGTAATGTTCTTTCTGGTGGTGTAGATTTAAAAACTGGAACCACGGCTGGAGTAGTGATGATCGGAGGACATAGCGTTTTAGCAAAAGCTCCTCAAGAGAATCTAGATTTAGCTTTTGAGCAATTTTCCAGAATCCTAGGAAGGGGAAGTACGGTTCATAGAGGAATTTATAGTGGAGACCAAGACAATCTTACCGTCTATACAGTTATTGGTGGTTTAGGAAAACCCAAGGAAAAGCTTAAAGAATTAAGGAAAATGGGAGACTTAGATTAAATATTTGATATTTTATATAATGTAAGTTATAATACAAATATAGGAAAATTATTATGGCAGTTAAAAATAATAAAGAAGTAAAGCCGGGTTGGAAAACTACGGAATTTTGGTTAACACTTACGGTGGCATTAGCATCACTGTTATGGGGTGCAGATATCCTCGATCCTGATGCGGCTGGTACAGCCAATAAGGTCTTTGGTTTTGTGGTCGCAGCGCTTGGGGCGGTGGGATATACTGTGTCTAGGGGTCTAGCCAAAAAGGACAACTGATGTGGTTAACAGCCTTAATTAAGGCTATCTTAGAGTGGCTGACAGACCTCGCCAAACAGGACACCAAAGCTGGTGATGCCGATTCTACGCCTCAATCCTTGAAAGATAGGTGGCGAAGAAGAATAGAAGAACAAGAAAATAAGGCAAAAAAAGATGAACCACCTAAAGATTCTAGTAGCGGCAGTTAGTTTATTCTTGTTGGCTGGTTGTGGCAGTACAAGAGTAGTTTTCGTTGATACTCAGTCTAATTTAATTAGATTGGGGCCCAACGTAGAAGGAAGAGTTTATGTCTTAAAAAACGGAGAATGGACTCTTTCTAAAAACAAGGTGAAGCTTCCGGAGGGCTGGTACGCCGGGGGCTTGCCGACAGAGGACTAGATTTCCCCACTGGTTCTCATGTTTTGCGCGCGGGTGTAATTATTTTTGCATCCGCGTGTTTTTTATTCTTTTTTTTAAAAAACCTTGATGCTAGAGGAGGAAAAAGCATTATGGAACAAGAACAAGAAAAAGATCTAAGAACAAAAGAAGAAATTGCGGCGGATTTAAAATTAAAAGAAGCCGAAGTAGCTCTCAAAGTTGCTGAAACAGAAAAAATTCAAGCAGAAACATCAAAGGTTATATTTGAGGCTCACGAAGCAGAACTCATATACAAAGAATCAAAAATGATTCACGAAAGAAGGCTTTCTGAAGACGAAAATAATCACCTTTTTAGATTTGATGGAGATGTTTCAAAATTGTCTGTGCTTAGATGCATGAGGAAATTAACAGAATGGTCAAGGCTTAAGCCTAAATGCGATATGGAAATCGTTTTTTCTTCCCCCGGTGGAAGCATTATAGATGGTTTTGAATTGTTTGATTTTATTCAAGACTTAAGATCAAGAGGACACAAAATCACCACGGGCTCACTTGGAATGGCTGCGTCTATGGCTGGTATTCTTTTAATGGCTGGAGATACTAGATGGATCGGTCACCAATGTTGGATGATGATTCACAGAGCCGCCTTTGGAGCAATTGGAAAAACTTATGAAGTTGAAGACGAGGTAAGACTTGTAAAAAGGATTGAAGAGCGTTGTCTAGATATTTTTGTTGCAAGATCTAAATTAACTAAACAAAAAATTAAAAGAAATTGGGATCGCAAAGATTGGTGGATAGACGCGGATGAATGTCTCGAATTGGGGCTGGTTGATAAAATAAAGGGAGTCATGCCGGAGCATAAAAAATGAAAAATTGGATTATAAAACAAGTAGGTTACATCGGTTGTGTTATTGTAACTTCAGCAATGTTTTTGACTTTTTTATTAGTTCAAGATATAAAGCACACCTCTGAAAAACTAATACTACAAAGAGAATATATAAAACTGTTGGATACAAATCACAAACAACACAACCAAATAATTCAATCTGTAGAAATGATAAAACAAAGAAATGCTATAATAGAAAATCTCATCAAGAGATATGAACTACTATTAAAGCAACTAGACGGAACCTCAAGTTGGGCGACAAATAATGAAAAAGAAATTCTTATCAATAAAGGACAAAAGTTCTAAATGGTGGCAAAAATCTAAAGAAGAAAAAATAGTTTGGTATGTCAAAAAGGGTGGCGATTATTGGATAGTCCCCGGTTCTGAATTTCCAGAAAAAAAAATTGACGTAAAAACTAAAAGAATTAAAAAAGAAGACTCTAACAAAGCTGACTTAAAATTCTTACTTTTCATAATGCTTGCCTCCTTTTTGGGGGTTATTTTAGCGGGTTCAATAATTTCCCTCACGCTATGAAAAAGCTTGCATTAATTATCTCAGTGCTTTTATTAAATCCGGGTTGTTCGGTTTTTCATTTAGGTAAGCTTAGTGACACGCACCAAGAATCTTGTGGTCCAAAAGCGGTAAGAGACGCCTTATATGAAATACACAAAGATATAAGATGGAAAAAAGATCCATTTGCAAAAAAAGAAATAAGCCAAGAAATACAAAAATCGGGAAATCTTTCAAGAATATTTTTGGGCGCTTTTAATTATAGCGCCTTTGAAATAACTTGGCCTTGTGAAATAGAAAAATACTTTAATAAACGTAACATAAATTTTAAAAAAATAAATAAAATTCAAGACATTAAAGATTTAAATAAAACGGTAATTTTCCTCGTAAAAGGGGCCACCCTTAGGGGAGAATGGCACTGGATTACTTTTCCTACATATTCTTTAGATTATATAGAAAAAGTTTTTGGAGATAGAACAGAAATAGTATTGGGATATATAATAGATGAGAGATAAGGATTTATTGGTTTACAATGGGTTATTCGTAGAAGTCCACAGAAAAGATGATTTCTGGGGTAACGACACGGTGTATATATATGATGGATTAAGCGATGCGACAAAACACGAAATAAGAGCCATTAAAGACTATCTATACAATGAAGGCTTTACCCAAGATAGAAGAACCAGATGTGAAGTTTTAAGGAGCGAAAATTTCGATTAATTTTAAAAAGAAATAAAAAATCCTTATCATTTTATATAGATGAAGTTTGATTTACACAACTTGGCCTTTTTGGCGGGAGGGTATCCTACTCAACCCTCTGAAGGTGCAGCAGGTCTTGGGTTTTGTCCGGGACTGTACGTTCTAAAAAAGCCTGCGAATTGGGATTCAAGCAAAGAAAACTTGGCTGAATACTTGCTTGGGCAAATCGGAGCAGGATTTGAAATGGTTTGCCCCGGCACAGTCAACCAATACCGCAGCGACCCGGAGGCGGCAGCCGCTCAGTCTCCGCCTGTCGAAGTCGGCAACGATCCCAACTGCTGGGGGTTCTATGGGAATATGATTATGATCCCACCGGGATCTTTATATGAAGGGGTAAGGATTGGGCGGTGGGGGGGCATTGATATGCTTAACAAATACGAGCCCTACATTCTTAGTCGTGAGGCCAAATCATATATTGGTCCATTTTGTCTAGAGTGCTGTCAAGAAGGTAGATATCCAAAACGTGATTGTTGCCCCGGAGAACAAATATTATCAGGAAGTACTTTAATTGATGTTTCAGGATTTTTAAACTATACTTGGAAGTGTACGAATGATTGCGGTACATGCAATTATATTCCAGACAGGTGGGGCGAAAATCAATTTCAAAGTTTTTGTCCAGCTACCCCAAGCGGATTTTCAAAAACTTTTTTGAATACAGCTGCGGAAGATCCATGTGGAGATTTTTTTACTCAACCTTCTGCTGATATATATCGTTTCCCAAGCGACGGAATTACAGACACGAAAGTAAACAAGAGTCCAGATCATTGGATGTACATTTGTCAAAATCCAAAAGATGAATGTATTGATTTTAGAACTTGGGATGCAACCGAGGCCAGAAAAGAAGAAGCCTTAAGAAGAACAAGTTATAAAACTCCAATAGCTCCTTGGCAAGTTGAATTCGCAGACACTGATCCTGCGATTTTTGGCCTTGATGGTCGATTCGGGTGCTGTAATTTTAGACAAACAGAACATCCTTTTTATGATGAATTTCCGCCGATTGCAGCATGTTGGGTTGATTATGTAAACGACATTGTAAGACAAAAATATGGGAGAAAAGGCTTAAGCGTAGTTGAGGATATAAATGATTGTTTAAAATGCTTGAGGTTAAACTCCTACCATCACGGTGGTCCGGGAGATTGTACATCTGAGGCCTGTACTTATCGAGGTCTAGAACACCTGTTTACTCCGGGGCCTTGCGCTAAAGTAGCAGGGGGACCAAAATCTGCCAACTGTTGCGAATACGATTCTTCTTGGGGGCCCGGTGGAATTGGCACGGTTACATATTTTTGCCCGGAGGAAGACGGGTGGAAAGCGAGATGTACTGATGAGTGGAATAAATGTCAAGCTCAACAATTAATTTATGGTTGCGAAGATAATCGTGATATGCAGTGCTTAATATCGACAGAGTGTTATGCCGACCCAACCCATGTTTATCCTTTTGCCTCGGGTCCTGCCGGCGGGTTGGTAAACGGTGGCGTAAATATTTGTACCCCAAATTGCGAGGGACAGATAACTACTCAAGTATCAAAAAACGCCGGTTTATTTTTTGTTCCTCACCCTCCAACCGGAACTACTGAAGTTAATGGGTGTCCTCAGTATGTTGATTTCTGCAATAATTATAGATTTAGATATGAACACGTAACTTGGGAACTTAACCCGGCAATTAATTTCCCCACAAATCCCATATCTGTAGATTGCGATGACCCAAGAATTTTAGATATTATTGAACACAAGGATTGGATTTTGAGAGAGAAAAGAAAAGAAACCAGAACCTTTATGTTGTATTCTGGTGATTTTTCTCAGTTGATAACTGATCATGGAACTGGCGTTTTTATCACCGGTATGGAAATCCCTCTTCCAGACGAAAAAGATCCAAGTTCTCCTTGGAGGGGTTTTATGACGGTTGATGATACGTGCAATATGATTGGCAATATGAATCTAGATTCTTGTGTTTTTCAAGTAACAAATGACCCAACTATTCCAGAAACGAATGACGGGGGCACATATGTTCTAATATCTGCTGACTCTTGCTTGGGTCCATTTCCTAGTTATACTAAAGCTGTGGTAGACTACTATAAGGATAATGATTACGTAGCCCAATCTAATTGGATATGCTTGAGAGATAACTTTATGGTAACTTTACCCCCTGTTGGAGATTTGGTAAGATCCCCAAGAAGAGCTCAAATGGTCACGGCGGGTGCACACGTCATTACCACGTCTCCTCTTGGTTTTAGAAACACGGATACTAAAAAATTTAAATATTGGTGGTTAGACTGGATGGCAGAGTATAATTATATTTATGACGATACATATAATGGCTCAAGAATAAGCGATTTATATTTCCAATTAGATGAAAACCAATACGAATTTAATTATGGACTTTGCGGGATTTTAACAGGAGACAGTAATTAAAAATATATAAAATATGCCACTATATAAAGACAAATTAACTCACGTTCACAAAGAGTATGATCTCCCAACTGATTCTGATGGAAATAGGATAATTGATCTTGACGCAATTGTTCCCTCCGTAACTTATAATGACATATTGGGAGGCGGTCCGGATGATAATAGAATAGGCGGATTTCCGACTGGTTGTAAAAAAACATTACAGTGTCCCGAGTGGGCAAACCCGGGAGAATTGTCACACGCACTGTGGCACGACCAATACACTCCAGAAACAAAAACAAGAATAGGGTACGAAGATCCTTGGACTTTTTACACCCTTAATCAAATCCACATGACTTATGGTCCTGTTGATGAAGTAGGCTCAGTGGTTTCGCAAGGCCAAGCGGCAGGAAGAAAAATTTTATCATCACACACTGAGGTGGGCGTATCTAACACCGTCATTGACACAGCACCGGGAAGATTAGGCGGAATACTTCAACCGCCAATAAGACATGGCGAATTACCCGAAACATATATTCCAAAAAATGTTTTTAACATGTTTGATTATGGCGTTAAGGGAAATAATACTTTTTTTGTTAACTTAACTTGGTATCCTAGGGCTGATCCACACGAAACATATTTAGGAGTATATAATAAAATAAATAGTGGCGATGGAAACGGAGACTATAACGAAGGTTTAGGATCCAAATATCATTTTCTAGCTGGACCTACTCAAAGCAGATACACTTGGATTCCTCAACTCTCAAGAGCAACAGGATTCGTGGGGGGATATTTTTGGTACACCATGAAACACTTGGGCGGCTCGGATAACATTACAGGAGCTTATTATGACATTGGAGTTGGGAAAGACGGCATTGGAACATTTTTCAATTTCACCGGAGAAGAGTCTAAGATTTGCCCGGGTCCCGGAGAACCATTAATAAGCGTTATTCAAAACTCAAGTGGATTAAGTTATACTGGACATAATTTTTCCGGAACCGGTGGAGTTGATTTTAATTGGAATAGAGAAGATTTTACAACCGGAAACTTTCCGAAATATCTAGAAGATATAACAAACACCGACGCGCCAGAAGGAAAATTTGCTCCGTCAACAGGAATAGTAGATGTTGTTGCAAGATTCTTTGAAAAAAAGCCTCCATATGGTTTTTATTCTGGAAAGATGAATTGGCCAATTTGCCAAGACCCAATGGTGGCTAGACCGGCGGTTATCCAAATTAAACACGAAAATGTTCACAGGGGAACAAGTCATTCGGCGTTATTTATAGAACCCGTGACACCAGAAACGGCTTGGGACTTTGATTTTCACAGTTTCCAAAGCGGAGACGGCGTGATCGGAGTTCATTCCGGGTTTACCCCCGGTGTTCAAGACAGTAGCACCGCCCTGTACGACACAGACTATCAGTATCTTGATTATAGAGAGGCTCGACGTAGAGGCAATGGCGTTAAAAAATACCACCTCCCTCCCGGCGGGCCACTTGATCCTTCATTTGCCGGCACAGATGGGTGGTATCCCATAAGTTATTTTTATCATAATAATTGTGTAACAAATTTAGAATTTGAAGAGGTTTATGAGTATGCCCCAACCAAGGATTGGAGAACCTATGCTACTGGTGATTTTGAGAAGGGCGGTCTCCAAAACGCTTGGAGTGATCATTTCTTGGCTGCTCCGTTTACTAATTATACCAATTATTCTCCCCCCGGCGGTTGGGGCGCGATTTCTAATTATGGTATTGTAAATAATTCAATTTCAAAATATACATATATACCTTTGATCTCCCAAATACCGAACACCGATGGGCTCGGCGTAATGTACAATGAGAATCACAATGTAAGACCTAATCACACATCAAAAGCCTGTGGCCATAGATTTATTTCGGGAATGATGTCTAGCGGAACAATGACAAATCCAGAAATGGACACGAGTGTTTTATCTTTTACAAGAAGTAGAAGAACTATCCCTAGCGGCGGCATGGATGGAAGATCGGATTATTATGTGCCGATCGTCGCCGCTGTAGAAACAGGAGAAATAGTTTCTCCAAGATTTGAGTTGTATAATGAGCACGGAGATCTTTATCGTTTTCATCTTTCTGGGTGGGCAAATTACGTATTCCCCCCCGACGAATCGAAAGATGCTCAGTTTATAACTGGGTTTTCATACACCGTACAGAAAGTAGATCAAATTAAACCTAATATTAAAAAATGGTTTTGCCCTTCTCAAATGAGTTCTTTACAGTCGGCGCAAGAGTCCTTAATACAGACCGTTGATATACCAAGTCCTCTGACAAGGCCAGACGTATTTCATTATAAGATTAATGTAATAAATGATTCGGAAGGCGAGATTGATGGTTCTGTGGGACCGTACATCTCAATTTATAACGAAAAACCGGAAGACATTTCATCGGTTACTCCACCAAGCTCTTTTGCCCGCATTAACTTGGGGGTTGGGTTTAAAGAAGGGTCTTATGATCTGTGGGCTGGAGACAGAATTTCCTCGTTAATATATTATGGAAAAATATTTGACGGCTTGGAATCTTCATTCAATACGATGCAATACGTCGGCGATGATTGTCAAATTGAAGGAGCGTTCCCCGATGGGGATATGCCACAAGAAGTCTGCATTTGGTCTACGGGTCAGGTGGGGTACCATAACCAATCGGAGTGCGGGCTCGGCGGGAAATCCGGATTAGCGCAAACTCCCAATGCGAGTGATCACCCGGTAATTAGTGAATATAATAGACGCGAAGGAGAATACGTTCGGGCTGAAGGTTTCGGCGTCGATTTCACATCGTTCTCTCCAACTGGTGGCGCATCATCAAATAAGTATCCAAACAGTTCTATAGAAGCGGGTAGTGATATAAAAGAAATTGATTTATTTTTAAGTCATCCCAACAGGGGATTTGTATTTTTTGATGTAGACAACCTGTTTTTGGGCTCGAACGGGGAATCCGGCGTGGATAGAAATGATGTTGGTGAAAATTTCCTTTTAAGTATAGGCAAGCCAAGCGGCACTGTAATAACCAGCGAGGGATATGATGAGGATGACAATCCGATTGTGCGTGAGTGCACTTACAACGGCTATGTAAATTACCGTTTTGTTAGAGAATGGAGCATTTTTCCAAATGTACCGAGTGGGGAATTACTCGCAGGACAAACATTTAGTATGCCTTATTTAGATGTATGGTTTGAAGCGGCTGATACTTGCGTGGGTTCGAATACCTCGGCAACCGGTGGCTCGCCCACGTCGCCCGCATACGCGTGGGCGTCTCATCCCGGTTGTTCAGGGGAAAATATTAACTGCATCGACACACCTCCTAAACCGTGGAATACTGGAGCGATGGATTACGACGGGGGCGCTTGGTGGTCCGGCGAGCGGGGAGTGGGAATGGTGGACGCCAGCGGAATCCGACGCGGGTTCTGGCCACCGGGATCATCCCCGGATACACCCATATACGATGAAAGACTCCACGTTCATTCAGTTTCAAAATTGTGGTGTCCAGTTGTTTTTTGGGCTACGACGGGAGAAGCGCATGGTTCATATGGCATAGATGAGGAGCGAGCGTTTGATGTTCCTACTTCTCAAATGCCCTTTTCGAACGATCAAGGAAAGAGGTGTGCTCAAGATTGGCCAGTTGTAACTGAGTGGTTTAATTATAATAATTTTCACGGCAGAGAGAATAACGATCGAACGACAGTGCATTACTGGCACGAGGATGAACCACGCCAAGGGACGACGAGGAAAAACCATAAGGACATCAGATCGTTAGATGATGGTATGTCTGATGATCCCGAGCAGCAGCACATATTCGGGGACCTTGAAGGTGATCCCATGAAGTTGCCTTTCGCTCTAACACGGGGCGAGTGTGATGCGCGATATACGCCACACCCCACTGTTGAGATGTGGGGAGCCAAGACGGAAGGATCAGATCTTTGGGGGGGTGCCACCAGCCGAGGCATCCAACATTTTAAATTGAACTTAGCCTCGGGAATAACTTACAAGGTAGTAGAACGTTCATACGCTTATGCGTATCACGCATTTGCGAGTGGGCGAGACGAGGGACCCTATGGTGGAGGAGTGAACCCGTTGCCATACGAAATATGCCCCACGATAACCCTTATAAATACAAGGGAGGGATATTTTCAAACTAACGGAAGCCGTTACCTTGACAACGGGGATAATTTTAAAGGAGATGCATTGGATAGAGTAGGGTGTGCGGCTCATGACAGTTCAACAACTGGGGGTAAGCATTGCGGCGACGACAATTATAGTGGGTGGATTTCATATGCAGAAACTTTAGATCAGAATATATCAACATTTAATGTTAGAACAAGAAATGGTTGCGACGCTTTTGTTGATAGCGCGTCAAATAGTCTAAATTGCGATGGGAAACCAACAGGTGCCGGTGGTGTTTTCGACATCAACAAAACTATTATGATTCCATCTTGGAATTTAACTAAATTTGGTACCGGAAGCGGAGACACTACCTCTGGGACTTGGTATCCCAAAGATGAATCAGGAAATTACATTTTGGGAAGTGGGATACCTTTCGAAAAGAATAAGCCGGGGGAAAGACAAAAAAGCGTATTAATGGATGTAGGAGACTGGTCGAAGAACGAAGAAAGCCACAGGCACGACTATGAAGGATGGCCCCTAGGGCACACCAATGAGGCTATCGCAACGGCGAAGAATGAAAAGTCAAGCTCTCACCGGCATCATGACAGTAGGATCATCATTTCTGAAATATTGAATTATAATCCAAAAGCTCGCGAAGATGACGCGTACCAGCTGGTGACTTCAAAAACAGGAACTATTGAGTTATATTCGACATTAACTCTCGGGGATTTTGGGACTTTGAAGCCCGCTGATAAAGAAGGCACTTACCAACCCTCAAACGATTCGTGGGTGCCTTCTATATATGCCGAATATGGAAATAAGCTAAATTCTGGAGTAATGACGAGGAGATCTTAAAAAGCCGCGCCATACAATTGGTTTTGACGAATAAGTATTGACATTTTACCAAACTCTGGTATAATAAAAGAAGATATGAAAGTTATTAAACTAATTACGATTACGGCATTCGCCTGTTCCTTTATGGTCGGCTGTGCCCTTACTGAAAAACTCCCATCCGTTACAGTGGGTGGAGCAGCTAACAAAAAAGCCGTTTTAGCGGCAAAAGCAAGCAAGGAGGGGATTTCTGTAACTCTCCCCCTTGTAGATGTTAATGTTCCGTTTCCTGAATTGAAGACAGGTAACGAAAAATAATATATTATATAAAAGATATTAAAACTCACCCCGTACAGTACGTACGGGTTTTTTTTATTTTTTTTTATTAAAAAGCTTTAAATGGGTGTAAGATCTATTAAGAAAAATGTCGGAATTGCCTGATTTAAACCAATTAGAATTTGAGAATTCAGAAGTGTCTCGTGGGGAAAAACGTGAGGTCATAAGCTCAAAAAATTACACGAATGAAGATAAGGTCTTAATAGACTATTCTTCAAGGATCGTTGCTACCCTGCAGACATTAATGAAAACACACAATAAAGAGTGCGAAAATAAAGTCTCGCTAAAAGAATTAAAAGAAGTTTTCAGGAGGGGGGCAAATTGTTCTGAAGCCAAAGAAGTAGAAATTCCATGCGGAGTACTTGCGCTAGCAAGGGTAAATATGTTTCTAAGATTAAAGTCTGGAGAAATTATGGAAGCTTCTAGTTCCGAAGTTAAGTCATTCGATATTTCAGACTCTTGGCATCCGAATGAGTCAGATTTTATAAAAGCCACAGAATTAACAATAGAAGACGGTCTTGATTACGAATTTAAAAACATTAGCAATCTCTACTTGGAAGAGTATACAAAAATAGAACTGGAATATTAATATGGCTGCATCTAACGTACATAAATTTGGAGATAAACTTGTAGACTGTAAACATGTGCACACAAACGGAACAGACCTTAGCTCTAAGCAAGATTTAATACCGGCAAGCACAGGAAAATCAATAGTTGTGTGTGATGTTATTATTAGAGCAATAGCAATTGACATTACTCTTTTTGATGGAGCAGGTGATGCTTTTTATAAATTTATAACACCAGCCGGAACCTCACCAGACGTTGATAGTGCTTCTGGAACATTAAGAGCTCCAATAATGCTAACTGAAGGTAACTCGCTTAAGGTCCAAGCTGGAAATACTGACGTAAACAATTCCATTACATTAACTTATTACTATATATAAATTATGA